TTTCGATACGACCTACCTCAGGGTCACTCTGAGGGCACGTATTGGGTTGATTAATCCCGTCATTACGCTGACTGGTCTCTCCTTATTAGATCACTTATCAATAGCGATCAAAGGGAGAGATTTAGGATGATGGAGCGATGGCTTCAAAATAGAAAATCGGGGGTCCCAGGTAGAAAAATAGACCGAAGTCTTCTCCTGTACTCACGAAATATTCCATTCTGTTGGTACCAGCGCCGTCACCACCACTAACTATGGTTGTAAACCAAGTTTGAGATGGTGTTGATGAAGTCACATTGGTTTTCTCCTTTGCGAATTCAAATTTGTTGGAATTATAGTAAGGGATTTCCACCGACATTGTCGGATTAACGGCCAAGCTCTGAATTTGAGCTCCATCAAGGCCTCCCCTTCCTAGGTATTTGTTGACAGCTAAAGCTTGCCCACCAGGATTGACTGCTGTACCTAACGGTGTAGTAGCCACGACAGCTGTTCGACCAGCATCATTTTCTATCCTAGAAACATACATCGAACTACCAATGGTGTCCAATGTTGAAGCATCAATAAAATACCTAATTCCTCCGCGCCTAGCAGCAAAAGCGCAAGAAATATATTGCAGAAGCGTCATTTGTCCGTAAACATATACGCCTCCTGTCAACCCTATCGCACGACCGGCAACTGCTGAACCGGTTCGATATCCAGGATATAACGGAAAAGCAGGCTGAGTGGTTGTAAGCACTCTGTCCGGAGCCGCCAAATCTGGAATAATATGCGAAAAGTTGTATCTACGTAACAACTGTCTAAAACTGGGAATTGACTCACCGAAATACACTAATGTACTTCCATCTGTGATGTCTGAGCTCATTGCCAATGTACGAGTTGTGTTTGTAGATTCCGATGCGTTCGCTTCTTCAGCGTGGGGATTCAATTCATCCCCTACTCTGAGTCTACCGATCACATTGGATGTAGGAGCTGCAACCTCGAAATTGTCGTCAACTGACATGAAAACGTTCACTTCAATGTCATTATCAACTGTGTCATCTGGCACAGCCAATTGGTTGACTACATAAACAGAAAGTATTCCATTACCCAGCGTGCCATCTCGTGGCATTGGAAGGGTTTTGGAAAACATATCTGATTCGAGTTCTCCTGCGTAGTGGTGTTGCCGCCAAGCAAGCGACTCACCCCAACCGACTTTCATTGTGACATCTTTCTCATTCGAGATGTCAACAATGGTTGTATAAGCAGTGTTGTATTCTGCTGTCGTCTGGGCTGATTGAGGATCATAAACAATCTTCAACCTTCCCTTGTGAAACTTACTGCACACGATTTGAAACCGATACTTCATAGTTCCCCTCCAATATTCGAAAGGTTGAACTGCAAAAGCCGGTGCGGTGAGATGAATCTCATCGTTAAATCTTGCGTGTACACCAGGATCGACGCGCATGCTGAATAACAACGATTCTGAAACACTTGTTTTCCTCCAATCAAAAGACGTCAAATATGACTCTTTTTGCGCAATGTGCAAAATAGTCATTTCATCAATAGGTTCAAGTCCTAAAATTCGAGGATCAATGGTCAATTCTTGTTTCGCATCCACAGTAAGTTTCGACACTTCTGAGTCTACGTTAGTATTAGCCAATGTACCTTTAGTTTCAGGCCTGAATTTTGATGTCTCCAATAAAGGAGTTGAACTATAGCCAAAAAGAGTTGCAATTTCACCAACTGTCGTTGCACCCATGCGTGTTGCAGTTGCATAGGGTCCGATGTATGGTATTTTCTCAGCATAGCCTGCCATCCTCGCTATGGCACCAGCAATACGAGATACAGGTTTAACCTGATACTCATCTGCTTGTGGTACCAATCCAGATGGATTGGTTTGCGTTGGAACGGCAAGCTTGACTTCTTCTGCCCATGCAAAAACAGCTATGTTAATAGTGGACGAACCACCATTAGCTGTCTTTAGAGGATTAAGTTGCAGCATGTCAATTTCTCCCATGCCTTCAATGTCTGCACCTGATGTAATCAGCAAAGAAGGTTTATAATGGAAAAAAGGTAGACACATTTCTGCTCCCTGACCCTCCATTGGGTCTAAGAAGACATGAGGTCTTTGCGTTGCAGCAACAGCATCTACAGTCAACAAACTTCTCGTGACTGTGAGATCGTCTACTACATGTAAAGGATTGTATGAAACCAACATTCTACCATAATGAAATGGTGTACCATTGATCACGAACTTTACACATAGCTTACTTCGCAAGAGATTGAAATTAGCAATTCTGTTTGCTACTCTTTTGTTTCTGTAAAACAGTGCCCAGGGATTAAATCGTGCTCCCAGGGTTACTGATGTTGACCATTCATATTCGGCAATCTTTATCGGACGCCTAAAGAAATCTGCATTTTCAACATCTGTTTCCAGAATCTGCTCAAATGAATCTACCATCGTGGTCCCCACATGTTCGTGGTTATCTTGAGTGGTTGATTCAAAATCAACATTTTCTACTTCCTCAGATTGTGGTTTGAAAGCTCTATCCACGAATCGTGCTCCTATCAAGAGCATAATGAGGTTGCAAATAATATTGATCGTCCTATCCAGGACTGACGGTTTTGAGTTGTCCGCCACAACACTTTTGTTGTTATTTAAAATTTCATTAAAAGTAGTGATGCGCTTTGTTTATAACGTTGGTTTTGCATCAAACACAACGCCAGAGCTCAATGATTCGGCTGACTAAGCCAACAGTAAATACTGTTAACATCTAAAATTCACACATTCCTTCATGACTTGTTACCTTGAGGTGCAACAAGTCGTGCGGTAAATCAGTGTGAAAGTCCTCGATTTAACGAAACGGCATTCGAGAGACGCCAAATGTTTATAGTCATCGCTGACTGGATTGTGAAAAGGCCACAAGCCAAGCCTGGATGTTTAACGTCATCCCTGACGGGACGCATTTAACACCGGTACTTCTCAATCCAGTGTTCAACACGAGATTCAAATGGAATCAAAATGTCGTGAGCAGGTAAATCCACCCGCTTACACACTTCCTCCATCTGTTTCAATCGCATATCATAGACTTCTCTGCCATGTGCGAACCATTCGTGCATAGCACCTTGTAGCACTGAGCGCTGCAATTCTGCTGTTGAACAATTCTTTGACTTGACATTGCTGTGCAATGATTTGAAGATTGAATTTTCGTCCAATTTTCCGATAGTTTGTCCAATCTCTGGAATATAGTTAGATTTCCTCTTTAAGAAATCAACATCTTCTTTATCCAGAAATTCAGAACTTGAGTTATCTTTACTTGGTAGTGTGACCTTCATTTTATGTTCTGCAAGAAATGCCTTGAAATATTCAAAATTGAAATCTCTGTATTTCTGCACAACACTTCCTATAAAGTCGTCACCATAAGTTAATGCACTCACACACTTTCGAAAATCCCCGATTGGGACATCTCGGAACAAATTGAAGAATGCTATACGTACATACAAACTTCCTGCTGTTCCATTAATGTCCACCGTCAAATTGTTTCCTGATGTGTTCATATTAAATGCCATGAACATAACACCATTCCAATCGATCAAAGGATGAGTCAAATCAATGACCATCATTTCCATAAGTGTAATATCTTCACTGGTATAACCAGGTACACTTTTGGCAAGTTCGATGAATAAGTACATCACGGAACGTGTCATTTGAGAATTCATTCTGACGTCATACTTGCTGTAATCCCATGCAATCATCTTTCCATCTGTTGCATATTTTTCAGCATGTTCCATCAATGTTTGCCATTCAGGTCCCATTGCATTAACACCAACTGCTGACTCTGTCAAAGTCGGATTGTGATGCATGAAACGCAAAATTGGCAAAAAATAAATCCTCAACCAAATTCCAAAAGCAACACTTCCACCTTGGAAAACTCGCACTTTCTCAGAATCGAGAGGTGTGGGTTCATCCTTTAAAGTAGCTGCTGTGACTGGGTAGGCTCGCGTTCCTTCCAACCAACACTGCTTTTGTCTTTCCATTTCTTCCAAAACAGAAGGGTGTGGAGTCCTGGAAACCAGAACTCCATCCTCCCGCTTTTCGTCAAACCATTTATGTTTGGCTTGGAAAATAGGAAATCCCATGCTTGTGTTCATCGGAATGGCATCAATAAAACGTTTTCCGTCTATGCCAAGAATGCTTTCTTCCAATGTCAATGGTCGAACTTCTTCTGTTTTGGTCCATTCTTGCAGTGATTCCTTAACAGGTCCAACCCAATCTTTCATAGCCATTACGACTAGATCAGGGTCAAAAGGATCTGCTGGATTCACCACATGTTCCAAAGTTTTATTGTATGCTGCCCAATTAGGGGTCATTTTGGGTGGCCCCCACTTGTTTTGCACACCTGTTATCTCTGCAACATGTGGGGACAATTCACTTTGCACAACACGGCTTTTCTGCGTTGATCTCAACGCTGTAGCACCTAATATGTCAACACAAGTGTTTTCATCAGCTGTAGCAAGTTTACACAGCGGATGTACTTCTGTTGATACAATAAGAGGCTTACCATATTGTGTAGCAGGAATTTTCCCAGCTTTGGAAGATAATGTGACTCCATAACATTTCTCTAAGTCCGAGCACATTTGCTCGTACATACTGTATGTAACAGTTTGAGAAACACCATAATTGTCACGTTCTCTTCCAGCTATGTGAAAACCCAAAACCACGGGTGATGTTTGATCAGAAATCACAACGCCCATACAAGCTCCCACTCTTGCCAAATCAGTGTTATACGAAACACCGTCGTACACAAAACCACAATGTGACAATTTGCCACTTTTCGCCAAAATACTAGTAGTGTTCAAGATCAAATCACGGCCTCGAACAACCATTTTTGCAGCACAAGTGCCATCAGAAATTGTTTTTGGTAAAATGTGTGATACGTCAGCAAAGTCTGGAGCGTTAGGTACATACGCTGCGACCATGTCCAAACCACCAATACCCACGCATTGATTAAGTGAAATACGCACCCTAAACCTAGATCCAGGTGAATTATTTCGCTGCACATCAACTGTAAGTAAACGTGAAGGTGTTTTGGTGACATCTGCTCCTGGATAGAACACATGTCTTGGAAGCCACATAACTGATGTTCGTGGAAAGAAAGCATTACAACGAGTCTTCGACCCATCATCTCTTTCAACGTCCATCCAGCATAAATTGCGGGAAATGGCGTTGCGCACTTCTAGAGTTGTAGAGTATTTAACTCGTTCATCACTTTCGTATGAAGCTTTCTTACTTCCAATCAACCATCCAAACCAACCAGGTTCGGAATCACGATCACTGTTAGTTTCCAAATCTCGGATTCTCTTTGAATTCCACATGCGGATCATTGCCATTCCCACCACTGCGGTGGCAACAGCCAATGCACATTTGGAACCATTGGTTTTCACATTGCAAGATTGAGGCAATGCATCTCTCCTGCGGAAATACACTTCTTTCACCTGTTCAATACGTTTACAGTATGCTCGCATCAATAGCGAAGCCAGTACTGTCAACAAAACGCAAACTATTCCAGGCAATATAAATGTTTTTCCTCTGTACAAGTTCGACAAAAACCACGCACTCAAGCAGACAAATCCAAACTGGACATATTGGACATAACGTCTCAATTGTCCATAAGCTTGGTTGGCTGCCCAAACATTCACGTAGCGTTGCCCCCAAACAGAATTAAGTAAGCAATCAGGCACACAATTGAATAACATGGGTGTTACCGCACCGTTCAAAATCACACTAAGTTCCTTTTCAAGCACTTTAGTTGTGAGTTTCCGAACTGGGGAATATCCAATCATTTTATTCAATAGTATAAGTGGTGAAAAGACTGACGACAAATATGTCGTCATCGATTTCATCACTGTGGCACTCACTGCATCAGTCAATTCTTCCCAAGAATGAGGTTTCGCGCACGTACACATCTCTGTGGGTAGACCACATTCTGCGCACATCGGCATTTCTTCAAACTTCTTAGCTCGAGCAAGCAAATTCACTTGCTTCCGCTTGTGGTTTCTACTGAGAAACACAACAGCTTTAAGATATTGAGGCAAAGACAATTTAGAACATACTACTTTTTCTCCATCATCATCAATGTATTCGACGATTTCTTGAGCGAAAGGATGCTCTGTTGTCTTCACTGAAGGCAAAGGAATAGTCTCCAAAATGTCAAGTTCCCACACATCTTGCGTCAAATCACTCTTGTTCAAATCAGGATGATTTGTGTTTAAACTCACACCACCCTTGACCCTGTATTCGGGTTTGATGTGTGTGCGTACTGAGTAAAATCGACGCAATGTAGAAGACAAACAATTTGTATAAGACCCAAAATCACCATGTTCATGATTTGAAGTCAAAACGCCACACTTAAAATTGATAAACACACGTCCTTTTTCATTGAGCTCAGCCTTTACGGCTTGAGCTGCCATGTTATTAAACATGCGAATCACCAAATCTGTGATGGCCTTTGTTGCAAATGTACTTTTGACGTTCCCAACGTCATCAATATAGATGCCTTCAACGTCATTTGAATACGATGAATCATAGGCGTCTTCCATGCTGTAAGTTATAATGCCTTCCCTGGCAAAACTATACCCCATGGAATTGAGTGAAGTCTTCATTGTCAATTGTGATAATGTAGACTTCCCAACGCCAGAAGGACCTGTTAACAACCATCCCATAGGTTGAAATCTAAGTCCTGTATTTTTCCTTTTCGCTATTAAGCGTTCTTCCAAAGCAACTAGATCTGCATATTTGTTTTGCAACCATGCTGCTGTTGGGCCAGTAGTTCTAGCCTTTTTAAGTGCAATCACCTTAGTGATGCACTCAGACACCTTTCTTTGAAATTCATTGATATCATCGACATCTCCTGTACACGCAGTGTCAGCGTATGCAAGGACATAGTCACAATTTTCATTGAATTTGCTAACCTCTTGGTCAGCATAAAGCATAGGTGCCAGGCTCTTTTGAGCAATACAGGCTGTACCTGTTTCCCACATCCAAGAAAAAACTTGGATGGCTGAATCCAAAAAATCAAATCCATTGATCGCCTTTTCGGCAGCTTCAATTTTAATGATTTCAAATCCAGCAACATTCCAAGTGATGTCCTTTATTTGACATGTTGTCATGGACATAACACCCACTACAAGTGAGTGCATTTTCTTCCACATTGGATGTGAACGCATTGATGCCCACGTCTCACGAACAGAAACCACATCAAATGCATGGGTTTCTAATTCTTGTTCAGTATGTTCAATCATAGCATACAATGCACAGATCAAACTCTGATCTTTGACATACATCTTTGCAAAACCAACAATCGCAACAACGATGTCGGTCCAACATTTTGCACCATTAACATGGTACGCCAAGATAGCAAGGGACTCGAGGTGACCAACCCATTCCGAAACAGATTCTCTGTGTTCCGGAGAAACATGGGTGGTCGCATCTTGCACACTCTTAAGAACAGATAAAATATCCTGTTCATGCGAGTGTGGATTCAAAGGTTTAATTTTGTTCAATTCAATAGCTCTAGCATTCAGTGCAGCCGCTTTCTTAAGTTCCTTAATCTTCTGGATCTTTTTGGCTGTTTTATTCTTCGCAAACTTGTTACGTCTGCTGTGTTTCTCGTTGTAGTTCAAAAGTTCGCTGCTCATTTTAATATGTTGATTAAAATAAGCCGTGCGAACCGTTGAACAGATTTTCATCAGTTCAATAGTTCAACAAACGGGACGAGTTTTAATCTCTTATCACTATTATTGGAGAACGACTTCCAATAACTAAAGAGACGTATCATTACCACCTAGGAGCAAGCTCCTTCAAAGTGACGTAATGCTCGACCCTACGGCTCCCCGCCTCTAATAAGCTTTCGCATTTCGAGACGAGTTCAAATCGGGGGTTTTTCGTAAATAAAGCATCAAAAACCTAAAGACGCATTCTACAGAAATCACCGGGCAAATTGTTTAATTCCGATCCCATAAACTTGGATTCTCCAAGCAGTGCGTTAACACCGGGGTTACAGAAAAACAAAGAACGAAATAATTTCAGTAGTTAAAATAGGCAGGGCACGCCATGCACCTAAGTAATTGGTTACAATCATCACTATTATTTTTTCACATCAAAAATTATAGTAGTATAACGAAGATGGCTCTCTTAAAGGGAATGAAGCCAATCCCATAATGAATTAACGAATTAACGTTTTAGTAAAATGGTACTATTCATTAAGAAGAATACACCCAATTAAAGGCTTCCAATCCATAAATTGCAATTTAAGTTTATTTGATAAATTTATATCCCGGGTATCAACCGGTAAGAAAATGTAATTGTGGTTCCAATGTATGTAGTCCTTAGACTACAAACACCAAAACATACAAGCGACATAGTCCGATAGACTATGTCACCCATATTGACACAACTATCACAAGCGTTACATAAGTCTGTTAAGAC